TTATAAAGGAAAGAAAACTTACAAATTGAAAACTAGATATCATCACCATGCCTGAATACAACTCGGCTATCAACGTCACTAAATTCAGGAGTATTTTGCCTGAATCCTTGATCAATCATCTTGAAACAGATCAAGTCGAAGATGTTGGAATTGAATATGTTATTCCAAAAATCGAAAAATTGAAAGCACAAAGACCTACGCCGAGAAATATTCGTGACAACATCGGACAGATCCGGCTTCCCTCCAGGATTAATAATCCGCTCTTGCCTTATCCAGTCGAGATTAAGAATTATCTTAAAACTAACAATGAGAAAGAATTAGAATATGTGCACAATCATCATTCCTACCATCTCAAGAAAGTCAAAAATATGGTTGATCAAATTACAAATGAATGGGGAATTACCAATCCAATTATCACCACTGATATTAACATCTTAAAGACAATGATCACTGCAAAGTTCAGCCATAGATCTGATATGATTCATAATTCATCAGCAGCGTATGCACAGAGAGCTACAAATCATGAATTGAGTTTAATGGCGAAAACAAATATGAATCTACCCCATAAACCTCACACAAAGTCACCATTCATATCACTTTTAGTTGCCATTCACAGATTGAGAGTATTTATCGGTCGCGCTAACGCAGAAAGTGCTACAAAATTGAATCTTGAGAAGATAATCAGTGATGAGCCCGAATTCAGATTATACCTAGATTTCTCGTATTTATATGGAACTAGTAATAATGATTATACATCTATAATCTGTGCTTCAGGTGGCCACTTTTCAATGTATACAGGAAGAGATAATACATGGTTTGTTGGTCCGGTGAGCTATCTTGACTATATCTTTACAGTGGCAGATATCATGAACAATCTAGGTGTAATTAGAATGATGAATGAATATGAATGGGCCAATGAATTTATTCTATTGCTAGAGGAAATGATTTTGCCTAAATATCATCATAATACTGCTGTGAATTTCATGAAAACAATGGAGGGATTCCTATTAATGATGTCTGATTATGATGAGTCATTCGCTATGAATTGGAAGCCAATCCTTGAAGTTGGATTTGAGATATATAAATACGACAAAGACTTATCCAAATGTGAGTATCCATTTGAGATCATCCTAGGATTGTTATCCGGACAAAATCTTTGGTATGATAAGAAATCTATCTTATGTCGCATGATTTCTATTTGTAGGAAAATGTCTAGGAATCAAATGCAAGAAGCATCAGCATTACATAAGTTTATATTCTATGCAGAGGTTGATGGGAAGGCTGGAGTTATGAAATTTCTAAAAAGAGTTCATACACCAAGACCAATGGATGACATTGCTGTAAAACAGATTACACGTCTTGCTAAACAAGAATTTTTCTTATCATATTGTAAGAAACATAAGACTTATCCAAATTTGGAGGGAGATATCGACAAGATATCATTATTGAAAGTTTTAATCAATAAACATGATATTAAGACGATAATGGCACTACCATTAAGCTGGTGGGATCAAGTAACTATCTTCAATTGTATGGATAATACTATGACTGATGATGCATTAGAATTTGCGAAAGATAAAGGTGCTCTGAAGAAGGACATACACTTTGGTCCAGGAGATAGTAGAAAGGAATTATTACAAGTTATTGAAACTGAAGACTATATATTAAAAGATTTCTTTGCTGATGCTCCATTTTTACCGAAACAACAGAAGGTTTACAGTACAAATAAGCACAATGAGACATATGAAACTAAATATCCTGCACGACTCATTGAGAAAGAGAGAGAACAAAAGTTAGAAGCTAGATTATTCGGTAACGGAGAATTATCTAACAAACACGCCCTTAGTGTTGTAGCAACAAAAATAAAGAAAGCATTATCATACTTTGATGAACAATTGATGACACCTCCTGATAAACAAAGAAAAGAGCTTTTACATAGAGCTGCACAGAGTCTTATCGGAACTGAAAATTATTCCTTGTTACTTGATATAGAAGGACATAATCAATCGATGCAAAAAGGCAATACTGCAGAACTTGCTGAATTCTGCGGTAATCTATTTGGTGAAAGAGGATGGTCTACTTTACCTGATTATTTTGGAGTATTAGATGTCTATCATTATGATGAATATCTTGATGATGTTACATTAAGTAATGGACAGCTTGGAGGAATTGAAGGATGGTTAAACCCATTGTGGACTATGCACACAATGTTATGTATAAAATTATTAAGATATATGACATCTATAGATCTAGTAACATCAATGACTTATTCAGATGATGTGAATGCTATAATACATATTCCTCAAGCAACAGAATCGACCATACAATCTATGTTTAAAGTGATCATGAATCATTTCATCAAATTTGGAATGATAGTAAAGATGAGTCAAACTAATTTATCGAAGCATAGAGTAACAATATTGAGACAACACTATGCTGATGGGATTAGATCCGATTCAACATTAAAGAAATTAATATCTACTAGTGGAGCAAATAATCCTATGTTGATGGCAGACAGTTTAGAAGTAGCCGGAATCTGTTCATCTATATCTAGTGCATTAGAAATGAGCAACCATATGAGTACCTGCATATATCTCAAAAACTATAAGATTGGATTATTACTTGCAAGATTACCCCATATGCTACTAGCAAGACCACAGGAAAATTCAATGATATCAAGTGAAGAATTACCCATCAAGTTGGCCACATTGTTATATCAGATTAAAGATGATCAATCCTTTCTATTAGGTCCAGGTTTTGATAATGCACTTGAAGGAGTTAGGAATGATATTGCACATTATATCGGAAGAAGAAAGGCTGATATACCAAAAATTGAAATCGAAAGAATAATGAAGAAAAATTATGGTCTTCCTGTTGCAGATGAGAAGTTTGTTGATAGTGCTGATAGGTTACTATACCTCCAGGTATATGATCCTTTTATCCAGGATCTGATATTCTTCTTGACTCATCTACCAGATTCCATTGGTGGTTTGGGTGGTTCACTTTGTATAAATTTAGTATTATCTGGACATAGTAGTGGAATGTCAAAATCATTACATTATTTGAAAGAATGGATAGTCAATTATTCATCAAATACTGCATACTTTTTAAAATATATGAACACAACGCTAACAGTAGACCTGAATAGTAACATAAATAAAGAAGAGTCTAGAATCATCAATACTTATTGGCCATCAGATGCAAAGATCACAACTGTGAATACCAGCATATCGTCCGCAATTAAATCTATGGTAAAATATAAGACTAAGAATAAAATGGTAAGGATGCTGATTAAACTAGAAGAAGAGGGACAAAAGATCAAAGAGAATATCATCTGTATATTTAGAGACAATTATCATAATAGAATTGCTCAATTCTATTATGAGAATACTTCTGTCCATTTTCTTGATTTGTTGATAAATAAGATAGAAACTAGTTCTGGACTCTTATCAAATGTGAGATCTATAAGTAGATTGCGCAATTCTGTTTGCCAAAGATCTCTAGATAATATCCGCATGTCCTCGATAAAACGGGATATATTACATCCATGGATGGATATTAACTCAGATATAATTGAAGTCTTGATAAAGAGAAGAACAAAGATGTTTCCTTTGATTAATATGATCGAAGTTGATGAACCTTTATATGATGATAAATTGGAAGAAGTAGAAGATTATTCTAGATTGTTTATAGTCAGACAATGTAGCCCGCAGCATTTCGAGAATGGACGGAGAGTATACGATACACCAGATATGGGCAATGAAATTCTTTATAAGGGTGAAATTATTGATGATGATAGATTAATAGGAAATAAAGAGGAATTATTAGCTGCGAGATTAGTGGCAGTTACAAAGTGGATATTGACAAAATTTGACATTCAAACTATTTCAAAGAATGAATTTTCAGAGTTAGATGTTGTCAAGGCATGTAATTTAGCTCTCAGTACTCTAACAAATCAGACATTACTAGAATTATGGAATTACAGTCCTAATGAGACAGGTGGAGAAATTCTACATAGAATCCCGAACATGAGATTTAATAGCACATCTTATTTAAGATCAGAGATGAACAGATCATTAAAATATACAGTCGATATGAATCAATATCTGATTGCAGCAAGAGAATGGGTAGATAGTAATATCAATTTCGATTATGTTAGATTGAGATTGCTACTATGTGCATTAACAAGAGATTTAGATAGAACCACCGTGAGATTCAAGATGATATGGGATTTTTCCAAATTTTCGACATTTACAGATGTACAATTTATTAAGCCAAAACGATCAAACTGCGAAGTAAAGGATAAATTTACATGTTATGGAGAATTACGGAAACACACATTCCACTTATTGAGATATCGGTTCTTAGCCACTTTCTACTTAACACTCGAAGAACAGAATGATCTAGCATTAATTCCAAACTTAGAAGTTGATAATACAAAGTTACAACTTGGAGATGACTTGATAGAAGACCTAGTATTCTCATATTCTATGTCATTAGATCGGGAATACATGACAATAATGCCGGAGACAATCGATTATCCATTATGGATACCATTAGTCAAGAAGATAGATACAATAAATGAAAGATTCAATAACATGAGTGATCTCGAGAAGTTAGAATCAATCAAGTTGTATCTTAGAAATGCATTGGTAAAGAAGAGAAGGGCAACGATAATAAGTAAGCAGGACACAGTTAATTATAGTATCCAATCTCATTGTCTTGAGTATCTTGAGAACTTCCGTCCCAAAGATGTCTACCATAAAGCCATGGTTAAAAGATATGGGGATTTATTTCGAAAGAAAAGAGGTAGCCAGAAACTAGACCAATTAAATGCAAGGTATCAAAATATATTGAATGAACATGAAGGTTATAGGAAGAAGCTTGCTATTGCACTAATTAGTGAATATATAATTCTATTCCACTTCAAGGTCAAAAGAGAAAACGGTGAGATTAGTTTTGATGCCCCTTCTTCATTAACAGAATACATGAATAATTCAGTAGGCAGGATGTCGTCTACATTATTGACTCCTGAATTGATGGTTCAAATGATAATAGTTGGGACAGATTATATTGAAACAATTGCGAGGAAGAGCCGTGATGAAATTAAGCAGGTATTACTAGAGATCTCTAATGATAATCATCTTGCAGACATAATTGTTCCCGAAAGATTACCAAATCTAAAGGCACATACTGAACTTACAGGAGAAGAAGACATGGAAATGACTGCTGACTCTGTTGAATACGAACAATTTGAATTGCCTTACAAAGCTATGGAAACATTTGAGGATGCAAGAGCACTCTTCACGTATGGAGAAAATGTACAGATATTGGATCTGATCCTTC